ATTGGAGCGACAGGTTGAAGAAATTTATCGCATCCTTCTTTCTCGCAATAACTCTTAGCGGTTGTTCATACCAAGGCTGGGTTCGTTACCCCTGCCAAGAGTTTGAGAACTGGGAAAAGCCTGAGTGTAATCCTCCACAATGCGAGGTAACAGGCAACTGCACTATTGATCTACTACCAGAGGTATTTGATGAAGCGCCCTGAAAGATATTCACCTGAAGAACTACACGCCAGATTGATTGTCAGCATTGGCATCATCTTGGCAATCGTATTTGCTGGATCAGTGTTCTCACTGCTCTGGGCATTGGTGTTTGTAACTCAACCAATGAAACAAGCGCCTAATGATGCAGCCTTTATTGATTTAGTTTCTACCCTGACCGTGTTCCTTACTGGAACCCTAGCAGGAATTGTATCTGCCAATGGACTCAAGAGTAAGAAGAAGGATGATGAATCAAGATGAAACCTGTTGTAAAGAAAGCCACGCCTGCCGCTATTGCTGTCCTTCGACAAGCCACAGCGATATCACCTTCTCGGAAGAAAGCCTCAGATGGATTACTACCATCAGCAGCACACATCAGTCAGAGTCCTAACTCAGACCACAACACAGGTTATGCAGTAGACCTAACGGATGATCCTAAGAACGGGATTGATTGCACTGATATCTTTGAGAAGCTGAAAGAAGACAAGCGAGTTAAGTACCTGATATTCAAGGGAAAGATTTGGTCTAAGGAAAAGGCTAAGCAAGGCAATAGAGATTACACGGGTAGCAACCCACACAATAAGCATTTACATATATCAATCAATGACGATATGGGCAATGACACTAGCCCTTGGTTCTGGTGGATGAATCAACCAAAGATCATCAATCAGATTAAAGCCAAAGCAATACCTGCGCCAACAAAGAAGTTGGCAAAGGAAGAGGTTTGTACCTGTTGCAAGTTGCACGGTGCAAAGTAAAAGCAAAGGAGTCCGTAATGGAACAATTCAAACAAATCGCACTATCTTGGTTTCGTGCTGCAGCATCTGCTGCGGTAGCACTTTACCTTGTTGGCGAGACTGACCTTAAGACATTGGGTCTTGCAGCACTATCAGGTGCAGCAGGTCCAGTACTCAAGTGGTTAGACTCATCAGCTACAGACTTTGGTCGCGGGGCCAAGTAAGAAGTAACTGCGAGGCGAAGAGGCTCACTCCCTACGGGGAGTGGGCTTCTTTTTTTGTGCCACAAAATTATTCAGCGTCAGCAGGACAAGGCACGGTCACTAGGTTCCCACAACTAACACAGGTACCATCCAGGAACCACCAGATCATCTCGTTATCCTCAAAGGAACACATCACGTTAAAGACCTGCGACCCACACGGACATACGTGGATAGGTCCTAAACCCCGCAGATCGGCCCCAAAGGGCTCAGGAAGGGTATGTTTAGACCAGAGTTTAGGCAGGGTGAGTAGACGGAACCACACAGACGGACGGCTAGGAGCTTCGCTCCCCGTTACAGTAATTCGCCTCACGGCTCATATGGTAGCCATAGTGGGTGTCGCTAATGCGACGACACGCCGTTAGGTGTAGCCTTGCCCAATGACCACAATCGTTGGAGTAGAAGGAATTGACTATGCTGTTCTAGTAGCTGATAGTCAGATCACCGAAGACAACCTAGTCACCATTGCTACTTCCACGCCAAAGATTCTTGAGGTGGGTAAGTATCTCATTGGTATCTCAGGTGACACGCGCCCTGGAGATATCCTTGCCTACAACTGGAAGCCACCACTCTATCGAGGTGAGGACCCAGCGCAATTTATGGGACGTAAAATTATCCCAAGTATTCTTACAGCATTTAACGATAACAACTACGACTACAATAAGGTGGACAAAGATGGTGGCTTCGATTATCTCATTGCTTTTAACGGCAATATCTTTCGTATTGCTTGTGATCTCTCTTTTTTCCAAGCAAATCACGGAACGTATGGCATTGGTTCTGGTGGTCAGCTTGCTCTTGGCTACCTGTATTCAGCTATCAAACCTGATGTTGACCTAGCCTACGCAAAGAGACACGCCCGTAAAGCAGTTGAAATTGCTTCGATGCTTGACGCTAATACTGGCAAGCCTTTACAGTTGGTGGTACAGGAGAGGGTGTAACTATGGAGATTAAAGCAATAGCAATGACAGATGAATACGCTGCTCATTACTTTTATGAGATGGGTTGGAAAGCCTGCAGACTTGCTTACAAATTACACGAAGAGGCTAACGATGACAGCAACTGATCCAAAGGAATTACTACTGACTGCGCTACGTGCAGGTGATGCCAAGCGTTCACGATCTACACAGGTACAGATAGGACCATCAGAGTTAGGTGGCTGTCGTCGTAAGGTGTGGTACCGACTTAACGATCAGCCAGAGACTAATGACAATGAGATGAAACTCGCTGCGATAATGGGTACTGCTATCCACGCAGAGATTGAACGAGCACTAGCAGATAATCCAGATGTGCTGATTGAAACCGAAGTTGAATATAACGGAATGAAAGCACACATTGACTGTTTCGTACCTAGTACTGGTGATGTAATTGACTGGAAGACAAGTAAGGTTAAGAACCTTTCATACTTCCCATCAACACAACAGCGTTGGCAGGTTCAGACCTATGGTTATCTATTAGCAAAGAACGGTCACGATGTAAAGCGTGTATCGCTAGTTGCTATTGCACGTGATGGTGATGAGCGAGATGTCAAGGTACACACAGAAGATTACGACGAGTCAATGGCACTAGAGGCATTGAACTGGTTAGCAGCTATCAAAGCATCAGAGACAGCACCAGAACCAGAACGCGAAGAGAACTACTGCCAGCACTACTGCAAATACTATGACGCAACTGGGCAGATGGGATGCGTTGGTCTAAAAAAAGAACGTATCGCTAGTGAAGCGGTGTTAATCCAAGACAAGGATGCTTCAACTAATGCGATGAAATACTTACAATTAGATGAGAAGATCAAAGAGTTGACAAAAGAAAAAGACTCACTAAAGTCAGCTCTTGAAGGCATCGCTGGAGTTACTGATACTGGAGTACAAGTCAAGTGGTTTAGCGTAGCTGGACCAACATCAGTAGACAAAGATGAAGTACTTGCTAAACTAGGTTATGTACCTACAAAGCAAGGCGCACAGCAATTAAGGTTAACAATCAAACAATCTGGAGGAAAGTAAATGGCTGCAAACGAAAACACAAAGTTCCAAGTGAACTTCAAGACAAGTGCTGGAACTCTTATCAATCTTTATGCAACTGATGTTAAAGATTTAGAGACAGGTCTAACCGATCTATCAATGGTCTCAACTCTTATCAAGGCTACCGATGCTGAACTCAATGGTGGACGTGCCGCTGCTCCAGCACCTACTGTTGAATCAGTAGCGCAATCATTTAATGCAACACCTATTGCTGCACCTGCTGTTGTTGAAGGACAGGCACCAAGCTGTAAGCACGGTGTGATGAGCTTCCGTACAGGTACTTCTGCTCGTGGCCCTTGGAAGGGCTGGATGTGTGCTGCACCAAAGGGTGCAACAGATAAGTGCTCAACTATCTGGGCTTAGCTAATGCGGGAACCGCACGAGTTTGAGGTTCCTTTATGTGCTCAAGTAGGTGGCGATCTATTCTTTCCTGACCAGGAAAACGAAGGCAAATTAGTTCGCATCAATATCGCAGCAGCAAAGAAAATCTGTAAGAGTTGTCAGCATACTAGCGAGTGTGCTGAGTGGGGTATCCGTAAAGAACAGCACGGTATCTGGGGTGGACTAACAGGACACGAACGACGACAGATTCGCAAACAACGAAACATAAAACTAGAAGAGGATAAGAGTGCTTAAACTTTCCCGCGCTTGGAGTGGAGTGACCACTAGGGCCACACCACTACCTGATGTGTGGAAAAATTTAGTTAAGCAATCTATCAAGTTTCGTCGTGGTCAAGTATGTATGGTAGCTGCAGCACCTAACGCTGGTAAGTCAATGTTCGCATTGATCTATGCCATCAAAGCGCAGGTGCCAACGCTGTTCTTCTCCGCCGATACAGACACAGCGACAGTAATGATTCGCGCTGCTGCACACCTATCGGGCCATAGCCAGTTGGCTGTGGAACAGAACATAGAAAAAAGAGCTAACTATTATTCAGAACACTTAGTCAACACATCACACATTCAATGGGTCTTTGATTCCAGTCCGTCTCTTGATGATATTGAGATGGAGATTAAGGCTTACGTTGAACTCTATGGCATAGCACCAGAGTTGATTGTCATAGATAACCTAATGAATGTTGCTGCTGAGACAGACAATGAGTGGGCAGGGCTACGTGCAATTATGATGGAGTTGCACGATATGGCACGTAAGACAGAGGCTTGCGTCTTAGTACTCCATCACGTATCAGAACAATCAGAGTATGGTTCTCCTATGATGCCACCACCTAGACGTGCGATCCACGGAAAGGTCAGCCAATTGCCGAGCTTAATGCTCACACTTGGCTACGATCCATCGCAAGGTATATTGCGTGTAGCATCAGTAAAGAATCGCTTCGGTCCACACTTTGCTGATGCTTCTCAATGGGCATCGCTGTTTGTAAACTTTGCTGCTTGCCAAATAGGAGATGATGATGCACAGGGTAGGGCCTACCTTCGTGCCTATGCAGAGGAACGTGGATATGGTCATATCTAAATACGCTCTAACAGTAGAAGAGGAAGCCACTTGTGTTGAAGTCGGATACCAAAGACAGAAGCCATACTTCGGTGACCCAACGAAGAACATCAATTACTCAGAGGGTGACCTATGGGAAACGTGGCAGCACGTCGTCTGCGCAGGATCAGAACTTGCATTCGCACGTATGGTCGGTAAGAGCGACTTCACTCCACACTACAATAAATGGAAGTCAGAGCTTGACATCCCAGGATTTGGAGAGATTCGTTATTCATTTCCACCAGTAAGAGGGATGCGTTACTCAACTAGAGATGATGATAACCTTGTCTATGTGTTGATGTCTGATGGTCTGTGTCACAAGACACGACGAGTTGCGCCTGAATGGAAAGGTCCTGAGTACACAGCTATTGGCTGGAAGCTTGGGTCTGAATGCAAGCGTGACGAGTGGAGATACAATGATAGGACTTGGTATGTACCAGTTGCACACCTTAATCCTATGGAAAGTTTAGTGTTCAATGGCTAACAAGAATGGACGCAAAGGTTCTCAGTTCGAGACAGATGTAATGAAATGGTTACGCGGTAAAGGCGTAACTGCAGAGCGTCTGACAAAAGCTGGGGCAAAGGATGAGGGAGATATGGTTGTTATCGTATCTGGAGAAACCTATATCCTTGAACTCAAGAACAGGCAGACGCTTTCCCTGCCTGAGTTCTGGAGAGAAGCACAAGTTGAGGCGCTTAACTATGCGAAGGCAAGGGGTCTTGGGGAAGTTCCTCTGTCATACGTGGTAGTTAAGCGTCGCAACTCTTCAATAGATCAGGCTTGGGTAATCCAAGACTTAACTCAATGGTTAAAGGAGAAACAGTAATGCCAGTTCCAGAAGGTGTAATCACAACAACAGATACTTGGACAGAACCAGTCGTAGAACTAGATGAAGCAATAGTAGAAGCTGATGCAGAAGAAGCAACAGCAGAGTATGTAGAAGAAGAAGATGATCTGCCAGAACTGTCATAAGGGCGGAGAAGAGAACACTCTTGCTCACTACAAACGTTCAGCTCAATGGCACGATAAGTGTGATGACAAGGGGTGTGTATGCCAGCACAAGACTGGTCCAGGGTACGTAAAGCGGGACGGAACAAAGGTTCCGTTGATGCAACTTCAATCCCCATAGGAACTATTGTTTCCTATTACGGTGGAGAAGTAAGAGAAGGCAAGTCAGTAGCGGTTCGTTGCTGTATACATACAGACAGTAGACGTAGTGCTGTAATGAATACGTATGACAACCTCTACTTCTGCCATACCTGCGGTAAGGGTGGCAGTTCAGTAGATGTTGTTATGCACATAGAGAATTTGGAGTTTAAGGATGCCCTCAATCGTGCAATCGAAATCACTGCTGGAAGCGGCGAACCGTTACAGTCAGGCAATAAACGAAGAGGCTCTAAACTATCTCGAAGGACGTGGGATATCTGATGCTGTTGCCCAACAGTTTTCGTTGGGTGTTGTAACAGATCCAATCAATGGTCACGAAACGCACACGGGCTGGCTTTCTATACCCTACATCACAGCCAATGGTCTATGTGTAGGCTTTAAGTTCAGACGATTAGATGATGGCAAGCCTAAGTATGGATCTCCAACAGGGCAGAAGGCACACCTATACAACGTAGGTGACATTACTATTGATAGCTCTTACATTGCAGTATGCGAGGGTGAGTTAGATACGGTGATCTTGTCTGGTGTTGTTGGCATACCAGCAGTAGGTGTACCTGGAGTTCAGGCTTGGAAGCCACACTTTGTCAAGCTTTTTGCTGGCTATGACAACATCTTTGTTATCGGTGACAATGACATTAAGGAAGATGGCACCAACCCAGGTGCTGAGTTCTCTAAGCGTGTCGCACAAGAGGTAACAAATAGTACAATAGTAACATTACCCCCATCAATGGACATCAATGACTTCTATCTGGCAAATGGTGCCGATGCAACGAAGGCTTTGTTACTAGGACAGAAGGATGAGTAGGGACGAATGGCTACAAATGGTACAGATTTTGCAGCATATGGGCTTCCAGATCCTGGAGATCAATATGGAAACCGAGACTTTGTTAGTCCGTCCTACACCAGCAAGGTAGATGAGGCGTTTGTTGCTGATGTCTGGCGCATTATGGATCAAGCAGGCAACCTACTGGTGCGTAAGCATCACGACTACGGTCCAAAGAACATTGCTCACTCACCAGGTGGACCACTTAATGGTCTGCGTGTACGTATGTGGGACAAGATAGCTCGCATCAATAACTTACTTGACTCTGGCGTTAAGCCAAGCAACGAGTCCTTACGTGATTCATTCATAGACCTACTGAACTACTCAGCTATTGCAATGATGGTGCTTGATGGCAAATGGCCTGAAGTTCCAGAGGCAGACTGTGACTGAGCTACATAAATCTATCTATGACATAGCACCTAGCGTTGCTAGTGCAATAGCTCGCCGCTTTCGTGGCTACGTAGAACGAGATGATGTACTGCAAGAGTGTCTTGCTTGGGCATTAACACGTAGCAAACAGTTCGATGAGATGTTAAACGAACCTAATGCAGTTCAACGTGTCATCTATGAGAAGCGCATTGGATGGCAGATGAAACGTGCTGCTGAACGCTATGCTCGCAAAGAGAAGGCAGCCAAGTCTGGCTATCGCACAGGTGATGAAGCCTTCTACGATACAGCTATGATCGCACAGGTCTTGCCTCACGTAATCGCATCTATTATAGATAACACAGTCTTAGAACAGGCACAGAACCTTATCAACGATGGTTCACCTAAGAAGCCTAGCGTTCCAGCAGAAGGTGGCAACCTGCTTGCTACCTTGATTGATGTCAAGCGTTCATACTTAAAGCTTGAAGCAGAAGACCAGACCATACTTCGTATGCGCTACCACGAGGGACTTACCTTGCAACAGGTGGCAGGCTTACTAGAGTGTGCAGTATCTACCGCAGATCGTAGATGTACCAGCGCATTACGCAAGGTGCAGAATGGTTTGGGTGGTGACAATCCGTGGCAATGAAAGAGATTGATCTATTCTTATTCTTGTTGGATAACAAGTACCCTGACCTGCAAAAGTCAGAGGGTATCTATGACTCCTTCGATTGTATTAGCCGTGACTCGAACGCATACATAGAGTTGAAGTGTCGCAACACCCACTATCCCACGCTACTGATTGAGGAGATGAAGTATCGTAAGCTCATCACTCAGGCAGCAGAGCGAGACTTAGTTCCGTTCTACATTAACTCGACTCCAGAAGGGGTCTTTTCTTTTGACCTAATGGAAGTGCCAGAGCCTGAATGGTTTAGTCATTGGATGCCAGCAACGACTGAGTTCTCACGTTCTAACAAGGTCAGCAAGTTAGTAGGTTATCTACCTATCGAAGAGGCGGTAAAGCTCTGATGCAGTATGACTATCGTTGCCCTGATTGCAATGGTGAGATAACTATTGAGCGCAGTATCCACGAGGAACCACGTGAACCATCCTGCTTTGATTGCCATATCCCAATGATCCGTAAGTGGGACTCACCTGCTATCACCTTCAAGGGTAAGGGCTTCTACACTACCGACAAGTAAAGAACCCCACCGCGAAAGCTTAACGGTGAGGTTCTTGTTACTCGGAAGAGGTGAGCGGTTCAAACTGTATCAGTACCATCCTCTTCTGTCGCTATGTTGGAGAGCGCGACACGCAGATTTTCCGTAGCGGTGTTCAAGGTATCGTAAACCGTGAAGGATTTGTAGTTCAGGCTGTCCACTACGCTCTCTAAGGAGTTGAGCAATTCCGTAAGCTGTGCTTTTGGGGTTGTCTGCGAGGTGGTCAAACCTGCTCTCACGGGTCCATAGTGTGACAAGACATCTGATCTGTTGTTGGTTGTAACCGAGTGCTCTTGCGTAACTAATTGTAAGTGCCTTGTTTTCACGCTTCTCCTCCATTGTTGCCTTGGTTCTCGCCTTGATGAAGGCTTTCTTTGAGGACAGGCTTACCTCGTCCGTCTGCTGTGCGGATACGAACACCGACAACAGGAATAGTATTACCGTCAATGTCAATCCACGTCTTGCCTTCTTGTTCATCTGTCTTCTTCTCCATTTCAAGCAACTGCTTATAGGTATCAGGATAAAGATGAGCAAGGCGCACTAGCGCACGGTCTCTTGCCCTTCTGTAATTGCGTTGGCGCACCGCTTGGTTAGCAGCACCACGCAACCTCTTATTTGTCTCCATTGTTTGTCTTGTCCTCCCACACTATCAACGCATAAGCTATCAGCATTATCACCGCTATCCCTATCCAGTAGTTCATTGAACACCTGCCATTACTGCAAAGACAATCTTTGTGATGTCAATAGGTTCAATGATAAGGCGAGCATCCTCTTCCCCTGCCTCCCAGCAGGACACCAACAGGCGTGAGTTCAAGGGTGACTGACGTAGCCATTGGACTGCGCTATGCGGGTCTTCCCCTCCCCATACTGCGTTGCCCTCCTCGGTTGCTATCTCATAGAAGTTTACCAGCTTGTTCTTTGGATGGAATCCCACCACATTATCAGTTGTCATTACTCCCCCTCATAACTATCGTCGCAAGCCTTACAGGATTTGGAATTGTCCAAACACCACGTGCAAATAATCTCTTCAGTTGTCATCTTCTCCTCCTTTGTTGAATGTATCTACCATTGACAAGGCGTGAACCATACGCATCAAGTTCATCCCCGCCTCCTTCTCTGTCTCTTCATCTTCAATCTGTATCAGCGCAAGGTCACGACACAAGCTTGCCTTTGCTTTCCAGTAGTCTACCGTAGGTTCAGACATTAGTTTGCTCCTTCTTAAGTAGATACGGATTGGTTCTATCTGCCCTTTCTTGTAAAGTTTCTTCATCAGTGGGTAGTACGCGACCCTTAAACTCACTGCTAATTACTTTGCTTACATCTTCATTACCTAATAGGATGTCCCAGTCCCACGCCTTGGGGTCACCGTCATAGGTTTCAATCTCAATGGTTACTAACCACTTATCCTTCACTCTCTTCCCCTTCCTTGATTACATCATTGATGGTCTTCTCTACCTTGTCCGTTGGTAGTTCAATCTTAGATAGGGCTTCGCCTAACGCCGTGCGCCAGTTCGTTGCCTGTCCTGCTGATAGTTGCTTGGGTTCTTCCCCTGCAAAATCCCACAACTCCACATCAAAGCTTTTGTTTGCGGGTGCAATTACTACTGTGAATACAAACTGTGCCATCTTTTCCTGCTCACTCATCTTATGCCCCCTTTGGACAGTCATTGTATGGATACTCTTCTTGTTCTTCGCACATACACCAGTTGAATCGCTCAACCTGTGTTGCGTGTGTCAGTTGTGCCAACTCTGCCCAACTTATTGCTTGCTCACTCATCCTCTTCTCCCTTGCTCATCATCTTCTCCATCCAATAAGCCACGGTGACTATTGGAATACCGTATACTAACAGCAAACCCCACAAAACTACCGCATCATTGAACATCTTTTCCCTCCCTTACACAGCCACGCTGTGATAGTTAACGAACCCCTCGAACGAGTGCGTCCCGTCCACCGCTGTAACCGTCTGTTCTTGTAGGTCAATCAGCACCCACGCCTCATCCGTGCAAGGCTCAGGCGATGCCCACAGCCCGAAGCCTGTCTCGCTGTCCCATTGGTCACCGATTAGCTGACTTATGATGATACGGGCGCAATAGGAATCATCTCCCCATCTTGGGCGGGCTTTTGCGATAGCCCTGCCCGCATCCTCCAATGCTGTCCCCTCTCCCCAATGTGAGTAAAGGCAGATGTACTCTCCCTCGTTCTGCTTGATGTTGAATATAACTCGTGCTCCCATTTCCTATTCCTCTCCTTCTTCCTTGTGTAAGTTGTCAATCTTGATTGAAGCCTCTTTCATTATGTGCTCGAACAGTATGCCGTCTATGTTGTAACTAGACAAGACTCTTCGGGTAATTTCTTCGGGGAATCCCTGCAATAGTAGTTCCTTGATGATTGCCTCCTCCACCTCTAGTCCGCAAGATGTTCGGCTCATTACAGGCTCCTAAAGATAAAGCCGTCGTTTTCCCAGTAATCTCCCATAAACAGGTCTTGCTCCCACTTCTCGTAATCAAAGTACCCTGCAAGGTTGATGCGAGATAACTCATTCAAAAAGCCCAGTTCATCTGCCAGTTGTTCGGCAAACTCGCGTGTCGTCATCTCTCCCTGATACGCCTCTTCAAAGTCTCCAATCCAGTCCTCCCACTCCAAAAGCGGGGTGTAACTATCTCCCACGTTCTGGCGGTAAGCGCCTATCGCGTCGAGGTTGTGACCTGCCTCCTCAATCGCTGCGATTGCCTCTTCCTCTGCCTGACTCATCACGTATTCAGGTGATGATTGACTTAGACCTTCATTCATTCTTTTACCCTTTCCCTAGTTTCTGACCTCATCAGCACCCGCCTTACGGGTGGACGCCTCACGGCGTTTCGGTCTAATTAAAAGCTTTTTGAATCTCAGCCTTGGCCTCCTCCTCGGTCTCTGCATAACCAAAGTAATCGAATGACCCAATCTGATACTGGTATCGGTAGGACATCCAGCCGTCCAGCCCTGTTGCCTCGATTGTGTAGGTCATTCCTTGCCCTCCTTTGATAGTTGCATTAGTACGGCTGCGATAGCGTCAACTCTTCCTTGGTAATAGTTATAATTCGCCTTATCGGTGATGCTTGTGCGCCCCAACTCTGCAAGCGCCCACTCTCCCTCTGCTCGTATCATCTCGTAGGTCGTCATTACTTCACCCCGCAGGCTTCTAAGAATCGGGCGCGGTCGAATCGTGTTGGGTTATCTTGCCACAATACAGAACCCAAACTGATGCTTAACTTCTTGAGCACTTCTGCATTTGCTGGGTTGTTATTGAAATCTGTTTCATAGTTGATAGCGCCCGCAATCGCTTCAGCGATTAGAACATAATCTTTGCGTGTCATTAGCGTGCCTTCTTTGCTTCTAAAGTTAGTGGGACAAGTTCAGCCGATAGGGCTGGAAAGATTGACGTTTCCAGTAGGTCTTTCAAGAAGTATTCAAAATTTAGTGTTTCATCTTCTGGCACTAAAACTTGAAATTTTACGCTCATTTTCTTCACTTTTTTACATCCTTTGCGGTTAGTTCAAACCAAACGATTTGATTTGATGTGCTCAGTATAACCATACGGTCGTCTACCCCATAACCATTTAAGCCTTTTTATTTGGTTAAGTTTTGATAACGGAATGCAGAGGATTTGCTGGGTGAAACCTGAGAATAAAACGGGTGAATGGTTGAATGTTCAACTACTTTGCGGGGCGTTGTTACTCGTTGGTAACTTGGCGCGAGGTGTCAGGGCGGGGCTGGGTCGGTGGAAAGTGGATTGTTAAATCCTTGGATGGGTTGTTGTTGTTGCCAGTCGGTCACCGATACGGGGGCGCGAAACCTTGCCGAAAGGTGAGCGAGCCCTCTCATTGGAGATAGCGGTACGGTGCGGGCAAGGCAGACGGTACGCCCGCCAAAAGATGAGCCGACGCGAAAACAAGACCCCTAGGTGTTAAGTTATGTACGGTAGTACTGTATGTACCCACTACA